AGATGGATTATAGTTATTTAATTTTGGCTTATGTAGGCTTATTGCTGCATTATCTTTTCAGATGGAAGGAATGTGTTGATGAAAACAAACAAGTGAACTATAAGGCTGAAATGCCTTCTTTTATCATATCAATAATTGTTACAGGTATCATGATTTATTTAGGTGAAGATATTAAAGACATCTATCCATTAACTCCTGCAACTGCTTTATTGTTAGGATATGGCAATCAATCAATCTTCAACAAGTTAGTAAAAAGTAAAAATTTATGAAATACCTATTAATCATTTGTTTATTAATTGCCGGATGTTCAGCAGTAAAAAGAGTATTAAAAGATCCTGCAAAAGTTGAAGTTGTTGGTAGAGAATGGGAAAAAAAGAATCCTTGTGTAAATGATTCATTTGTTGCTTTTATAAGTGATACATTGATAAAAATAGATACTACTTATAAATTTAAATTTGATACTATCTCAAATATTCAGATTGTAAAAAAAGTAGATTCAATCTTCATCAATAAGACAATTAAGATAAAAGATACTTTCAAAGTATTTATAAATGACAATAGAAGGTTGAACATTGCATTGGATTCAGTAAACCATTATAAAGGTAAAACTGCATATTATAAAGTGCAATTTGAAGAGCAAACTGCACAAACGAAAGAGCAAAAGCATAGAGGCAATATGTGGATGTTAAAATTTTGGTTATTATTTTTACTTATGATAGGAATATTCGCATTATATTTATGGCTAAATAAATAGTTATGAAGCAGTACACAATTTATTTCGAGATTTTTGGAAAGAAATTGAAGATAAATTTGTATGCAAAATCAATGGCTGATGCACAACAAAAGCTATTGAAAAAAAAAGATGAAGCATTCAAAATATTAAAGGTTGAATTATCTGATGATACCACATTCCTTAAAGATATATTTCCATTTTTATGATAATAGTAAACCAAAAATGCATTGACTTAATTAAAAGTTTTGAAGGCTTATTCTTAAAGCCTTATTTTTGTCCTGCCAATGTTTGTACTATTGGTTATGGGACTATCAAATATCCAAACGGAACAAGAGTAAGAATTACCGATGTTGCAATAACAGAGGCAAAAGCAATGGAATATTTGATGTTTGAGATTGACCAAAAATCAAAAGCAATAGATCCGATGCTTCGTGAAGATTTAACAGGTAGCCAGTTTGGAGCATTGATTTCATTTGCTTATAATTTAGGAGAAGGTGCATTAAGGCAATCAACATTACTTAAAAAGGTTAATGCAAACCCATTAGATGCTCAAATTCGCAATGAATTCCAGAAGTGGATATATGCAGATGGAAAAAAATTAAACGGCTTATTAAGGCGGAGAAATGCAGAAGCGGATTTATATTTCAGCTAAAAACAACTTATGATAATTAGACCGAGATTGTCACAGGAAGAGTACTTATTTTTAAAAAAGAATTACAGGGCAAAGAAAGGGAACAGAGTATTAGTCATTGGTGATTTACATGAACCTTTTTGTCTTGATGGTTATCTTGATTTCTGCAAAGAAATTTATGCAAAATATCAATGTAATAAAGTTGTCTTCATTGGTGATGTAATTGATAATCATTATTCATCTTACCATGAAACTGATGTTGATGGTTTAAGCGGTGGGCAAGAGTTGGAATTGGCAATTGAAAAACTATCTGAATGGTACGAAGCATTTCCAAATGCTGATGTAACAATTGGCAATCATGATAGATTGATAATGCGAAAGGCTCAAACAGGAGCAGTTCCTAAAGCATGGATAAAATCTTATAAAGAAGTTTTAGGAGTTCAAGGTTGGAATTTTACTGAAAGAGTAATAATCGATGGAGTGCAATACATTCATGGTGAAGCAGGAACTGCAAAGGCTAAATGCAGAGCAGATATGATGTCAACAGTTCAAGGTCATTTGCATACACAAGCCTATACTGAATGGTTTGTTGGTGCAAACTTTCGTATTTTTGGAATGCAAGTAGGTTGTGGCATTGATCATGAAAGTTATGCAATGGCTTATGCTAAAGCAGGTAAGAAACCTGCAATCGGATGTGGAGTTGTAATTGATGGAGATGTTGCAATAAATGAATTGATGAAACTATAAATAAACTAAAATGAGAAAACCAAAAGGATTTAACAAGATGACATTAAGAGAGCAAGAAATATGGTTAATTGCAGAAAGGGAAGCAATTAATAAAGCATTGGCATCCAATAGCAAACAGTTGGCAATTGTAAGAGGTGGGCAAAAGGTTGAGTTAAGTGATTATGAAAGACCAGATTTAGAGAAAGTATAAAGTCACCGATATTCAAAGAATTGTGACAAAAAATAGTTTAATAAATTGTAATCAAATACAATTATTCAAACGAAAAAATGATACGGAAATATCCGATATTATCCGCAAATGATACGATAATGATGGAGATAAGCAACAAATAACTTGTCATTAAAGGGATAAAAATATATCATTTTGTAACTTATAAAACACAAACTATGCAAGATGTAATTGTAACACAAGTAGTAAACAAATACCAACAAAGAAGTGAGATTGGTATTGGTAAATACAATACTACTTTGCAAAATAATAATGCAGATAACTTTTTTAAACATGCACAAGAGGAAGCAATGGACTTCTCATTGTATCTTGAAAAGATTATGCAGATAGTAAAAGAAACTCCGAATGATGCTGAACTTGGTGCTAAAATAAGAATGATGGCAAAATGATAACTAAAATAATCTATAAGAAATTAGGCAGAGAAAAGCTATGGGGAGAGGCAGATTTAGAAGACAATTCTATTACTTTAGATATTAGGTTAAAAGGTAAAAAGCATCTTGAAATACTTACACATGAATCGCTGCACATATTACTTCCAGGAGCAAATGAAGAAGAAATAGTAAGAATATCAACTGCACTTATAAAGGTATTATGGAAAGAAAATTATCGAAGAATTGATAGTGATGATAATGTTCCACTTCAGGATGGGACATAAAAAAAGGGCAGCATCTCTGCTACCCTATTAACTAAAACCAAAACTAAAAAGGTAAATCATCAACAACTGCATTATTTACAGGTGCAACATTTACTACACCAACAATAAATGCAACGACTAATTATTATGCAGAAGCTTCAGTAGGTACTTGTGTTAGCCCACGTATTCGTGTAATTGCTACAATTACTCCAGCTCCAGCTGTTACAGTAACTGCAGCACAAAATGCTTGTGATAGCAGTGTGAAAACTGTAAGTGTAACATCAGAACTTTCTAATTTTGAAAGTTATGTATGGACACCGGTTACTTACTTATATACTGATGCTGCAGGTACAGTTCCATATACAACTGGTACTAACGCATCAACAGTTTATTACAAACGTACAACTGCTGGTTCTACAACATATACCGTTACGGCTTCAAACAGCACAACAACTTGTGTGAATACAGCTACTACAACATTATCAAGAACAGTGGTAGGTATTACAGGTGCAACGGCTAGTCCTGCAAGTATTTGTAATGGAACTAGTTCAATATTAAATGCAACGTCAAGTTTACCGGATAATACATATTCATGGACAAACGGAGCATCAACTAGCTCAACTGCGGTATCTCCAACTTCAATTGGTTCTAATACATATACCGTAACGGTAACTGATCCGTTCACAGGTTGCTTCGAAACAAGAGCAGTTGTGGTTACAGTTAAAGCTGTACCAGCAGCTCCAGATGCTTCGAACTCAAACCAATGTGGATTTGGTATCCCAACTGCGTTCGTAAGTTCTGCAGGTGGTACAAGTGGTACATTTACTTGGTATAGTGCTCCAGCACCAATTACTACAACATACTATAACAATGACTTCAGTGTAGATTTAGGAATCGCTGAAGTATCTGGAAATGCTAACTTGCAAGCTAATGGAAGAGTAAGATTAACACCAAATTCAGCAACCCAATTGGGTGGATTAACTATCCCTGCAAGTGGTGTAAATGCGGACAGCTATTCAGTAGCATTCGATTTAACTACTGGTGGTGCTGGTGGTGCTGATGGTTTGAGCTATAGTTTTGCAAATGACGCTGACGCAACTGCTGCTACTCCAGCTGCAGAGAACGGTTCTGGTTCTAAATTAATCATCAGCTTCGATGATTATGGAACTG